AACGTGCGACCCAAAGGAGGTGGTGCCGCCGTTACCGCCGTTGCCGCCGAGCGCGCCAAGGCTCCCACCTCCAGCCCCACCACCACCACCCACCGCGACGACCACAGCGCGCGTTGCGCCAGCCGTGCGGGTATAGGTACCGCTGGAGGTGAAGACTTGGACGTTGAGCAGCGTGCCGGTAACCGTGCCGCCTGTCGCCGCCAGCGTGCCGCCCGACAGCGACAACCCCGTGCCGACGCTGATCTCCTCCACCGCCCCACTGCTCGCCGTGGTGCGGCCCAGCAGGCGCGCGGTGTTCATCGTCAGGCCAGACGAGCCGACAGCGCCAGAGGCCGCCGCGCCAAGGTTGGTCCGTGCGTTCGGGGCTGTCGTGGCACCTGTGCCGCCGTTAGCGACAGCGAGCGTGCCGCCCAAGGTGACAGCGCCTGTTGTAGCTGTCGAAGGTGTTAGACCGGTCGTGCCAGCACTGAATGAGCTAACACCACCGCCTGTACCAGACGAAGCCGAAGTTACACGCCCCTTCGCGTCCACGGTAACGGTGGCGTTCGTATAGGTACCAGCGGATACACCAGTGTTCGCCAGGGTCGCTGTGATAGCTGTAGAACCGCTGCCTATCACATCACCAGAAAGGGTAACGGTCTGGTTGCCGGTTAGGTAACTGGCATTGTCAAGTGAGTAAGTCCCAGCCCCGGTCTTGCGAAGTAAGCCAGACGGCCCGACAAGACCGGCAATGGACGACAGGTCGGCGCTCTGAGCCTGGACGTTCGTGCCGATGGCGACGCCGAGGTTGGTCCGTGCGCCCGCGGCCGTGGTGGACCCGGTGCCGCCTTGCGCCACAGAGAGAGCCGTTGTGAGCCCGGAGAGGCCCGTGATGTCACTGTTCGCCCCGGCGCTGGCGCGGGATGCCAGGAACGCTGCGGGCACTGTGATGAAGATGTCTCGGGTACCAGCGGACCAGTTGACCGCGGCACCGCCGTTACTCGATGCAAGGATCGTGGTGCGGGCCAGCGTGTTCCCGGTGGACCAAGTCCCCAGGCCGACCTCCCAGCCGCTACCGTTGATGTCCACGGCCGCATAGTGGGCCGTGTCAGCGTTCGCACAGACGGCCGAGAAGGCGCGGAAGTTCGGGGATGCACCGGCCAGGGTGTAGGAACCGGTGCCCGTGGTCGTGCTGGTCTCGCGTACCCTGTCAGCAGTTACGTGGGGCACTTGGTCTCATTTGCTCCGGAGGTTTACGACGTCGCCTGCGTGTACGTCAGCGAGGTCACGGACACCGTGCCGCCTTGGACGATCGCCGTGGTGTTCAGGTTCAACTCGGCACCCGAGGTGCCAACGGTTCCCTGGATCACCACCGTGCTGCCGTCGCTCTCAAGGGCACGGAAGAACGTGGCCGTACCGCTGTTGTCCGCGGAACTGTCATTGGTGATCGAGTTGGCCATGGCGGCACCGTTCACCGCCGCGCCGAACGCGGTGGATCCAAAGGTAAGCACGGCAAGCAAGGTGTTCCCCGACAGCGCGGCGTTCGCGTTGGCCGGGGGCGTGCCCGCGTAAATGCGGAGAGAGCCGTTGTTGCACCGCGCGGTCACCGCGTCGGCGGCACGAGAGGCTTGGGCGTTGGTGATCGAGGCCATCAGCGACCAATCCAGGAGATGCGCGCGGCACCGTCAGAGGCACCGGCACGGATGCTTGCGATGCGCTCACCGGGAGCCACGCGGAGGATCACTTCGCCGCCCGCGGGCACGAAGTAGTCGTCGGCAGTCGCCGTGGGATTGGATCCCACCGCGATGCAAATGGGAGCCGTGAGACACAGGACCCGGGCGAACGTGACGCCAGCGGGGACAACTGCACTCTGCGCGCTCGTGGAGCCCACGGTCGCCTGGGCAAGGTTTGCCACCGGGCGGACCGCATTGGGAAAGACGTTTGGACCCACTGGTGTTTCCTAGGGATGACAATGGAAAAGAGGGACCGGGTTGCCCCGGCCCCTCCAGGCCTCACCCTGGGTTAGGTGAGGTTGTTGATCAGGGTCGAGCCCTTGAAGTTGCGGTGCTTCAGCGAGTACTCACCGACCAACATCACCGCAGTGTTGTCGCCGGTCTTGCCCAGCGTCTCGCGGAACCACGGACGCAGGACAGCGAGGCGCCACATCTCCGGGTCGAAGACCAGGGCGTGCGCGGTGTTCAGGAAGCGGTTCAGCACCACACGCTGATCACCGAACGGCGAGCGGTACACGTCCACCGTGTTGACGATCGTGGTGCCGGTGCCGACGTCACGACGACGCTCCGCACCCGAGGCGCGGTAGGCGAAGTTCGCAATGACGAGGCTGTCCGCGGGCTTCACCATGATCACCTCGGCCTCGGAACCCGCGTTGTACAGGTTCTGGTTGGCCGCAAGGATCATGTTCTCGGTCAGCGCGGTCGGGGACGCGTTGGTCACGCGGACACCGGCATCGACCTGGGACGAGTAGGACGCCAGGAGACGCGCGGTGGACGCGTTGCCCGCGGTCGCGGACTGCGCCAGACCGACCAGGGCGTGCTCCAGGTCGCGCTTCAGTTCCGCGCTGCGCTTGGCAAGCTGGTAGGCCAGTTCGCGCTCGCGGCCGTACTTGCGGACCCGATCGGCCGTGCCCGACACGCGGATCGTCTTGGCCATGATCTGCGTGTAGTTGCCACGCATGACCGTGGGCGAGGCGGCCAGGGAGCCCACGTAGGTGCCCGCCGCGTTGAGCGCTGCGACCTGGGGGTTCTGGGCGTTGAAGCCGTCCACCTGGGCGTTGGCACCCACGGAGGCAAGGCTGTCCTCCTGCCACTGGAAGTACGTGTTATCGACCGTCTCGGTCTTGATCGAAGACTGGAACGGCGTCTTCGTCGGGTCGATGTTGCTGATGACGTCGGAGATGTCTTCCTTGATACCGACGAGGTCGTACGTAGTCTGGAGGGTCATTTGGACCTTCTTGTTTTTCGTTGAACTGGGTTAGGACGGGATCTAGTCGCGGTCCCGCCGATCGAGGGCTAGGAACGCGTCCGCTGCGCTGTCGAGGGTGCCGCCCGCTTTCCGCATCGCCACCAGGGCGTCACGTCGGGAGGCAGCGCCCGCATCGCGGGGATCGCGGCCCTGCGTCTTGATGGGCTTGGTGGGCGCGCTGATCTTGCGCTGGACCTTTTCCTTGGCGCTCTGCTGCACCTTGTCGTACCGCATCGCCTTCCAGAGAACCTTGATGGCGGCGGGATCAACGATGGTGTTGACGATCTCCGGGGTCAGCCCTTGGCTGATGCTGTACGTCCGGATCTCGTCATAGAGAGCGTTGTTCCACCCAGGGATCCCCTTCTCGGGGTCCTGGAGAACACGCACGGCTTCCTTGGCTCGCTCTTGGAGTTCGGTGCGGGCCTTGGTCTCGTTTTCCTGGACGAAGGAACCGAGTTCGCCCTCCAGGAACTTGAGTGTTTCGTGCGCCTTCTGCGCGTCCTGGCGTAGCTGTGCAAACGCCTCGGGGTCCATGCGCTGTTGGGCAACCAGGAAGTCGATCTTGGCGTAAGGCTCAAAAGCATCGCGGGCTCGCTGGACCATGGTATCCAGCGCTGCCGCGTACTTCGTGCGGTCTTGCTCGACGCCTTTGCGCGTCTCTGCGACTTCCTGGGACTTCCGGGTGAGCGCGGCCTCCTGGCCAAAGAGCCGTTTGAGTTCGCGTACGGATGCCCGCTTGGTCTCGCCGTCTACGGTGATCTCGACGATGTCGTCATCGGTGACCGGCTTGGTGTCCGGTTTCTCTTTGGATGACGTCTCGTCGGCACCGTCTTCGGTGTCGTCCTCGGTCTCGGGGTCCGCCGCGTCGTCGTCGGGATCTTGGTCCTCGGCGCGCGTCTTCGGATCGTTGTCGTCCTCGGCCCTCTCGGATGGGGCCTTATCCTCTGTGCGCTCCTCGTCGGCATCGCGGACCTCGGATGGCCTCTTGGCGTCCTCGGTGGATGTGTTGAAGCGCTGTAGGAAAGCGTCAGCGGCGTCACTGATGGTCAGTGGGCCACTGGGTGCCTCCACACCTTGTTCGGCGTCCTCGCGGATAGCCACGGTGTTTAGGTCTCCTCGGTGTCAGGGTCGGTCGCTGCGATCTCGGCGTTCATCTGCTCTCTCTCTGCGAGGGCGACCCGGTTGGTGAGTACAGTGGTGATGTCGCGGAGCACCTGGATCCGGAGATACCGGTCCTCGCGCGTCTTGGTCTCGTGGGGTGCGGTGTCGATGATCTCGCGGAGGTAGAGGTCCGAGAGTTCGTTGAGCACGCCCACGAAGGTCGGGGAGCCCAGGAGATCCTGAGCCTCCCGACCGGCACGGATGATCCGTGCGGTTTCGGTGTCGATGTGATCCATGAAACCTTCAGGGGGTTCGCCGTTACTATGGCCACGGACGCGGGCTCTCTCGGCTGGCCGGGAGAAGCGAATGGGGCTCTTAGTAGCCGCCGTGCTTCTTACCCTTGCCGCCGCACTTCTTCGTCTTCATCGGGATCTCCGATTAGGCGTTGTCGGGGGAGAAGATGGCGCGGGTGTCCTGGGCCTTCTGGGCCTGGGCCATCTCGCGTTCGTCCATCTGCATGTTGTGCGCGAGTTCGACGTCGGCGCGGTCCTGCTGGCGATCCTGGGTCGTGAACTCGCCCATGATCTTCGCTTGCTTCAGCGACAGGTCCACGTTCTTCATCTGCGCCTCGATCTGAACCTTGGCTTCCTGGACCGCCACTTGGCGTTCCTTGATCTCCAATTCCTTCATGGCCATCTGGATCTGAAGCTGTTGCATCGGATCCGGGCCCTTCGGCTGGAGTTCGGCCGGGTTCACCAGGAACGTCGCAACGTCCTTGATGCCCGAGGCCTCCAGGGCGCGGGTGATCGTGTTGTAGCGCTTTTCCAGCGGATAGATCTCGGCCAGGGTCGGATCCTGGGAGAGCATCATGTCCACCTGGACGTACTTCTGCGCCTCACGTTCCTTCTCGCCGTAGCCGAGTGCGAACTCGACCTCGACGTCGGTGCGTGCCGCCCAGGCTCTCGGGTCGATCGGGATGTATTCCCCGGCCACCTCGATCACCTTCTCGGTCTTCTCGTTCTCCAGGACCAACTGGTAGATCTCCAGCCACAGGGGCTTCAGGAACCCCTCGGCAAACTGGCGAGCCACGATCTTCTGGCGCTGCTGCGACAGGGAGACCAACTGGCCCACCATGTCCGCAGAGTTCTGCTTGGAGATGGCGTCCTTGTTCAGGCCCGAGGACAGCTTGGAGATACCAGTGCTTTCCTCCTTGTCCTCGTCGAGCAATTGCACGGTCTGGAAGACGAAGGGGTTCAGGCCGGTCTGGGGCAGCGGCGACACGGCGTCAGGGCGCGTCACGTTGACGATGCCGCCGACGCGGTTCTCCATGAGTTCCTTGGGGTTCAGGAGACCACCACGCACCACTTGGTAGCGCGGGTTGTTCGTGATCACCGTGTGATCGAGGATCCCGCGGACCAGCACGGTCCGTGCGTTCTGCGTCGGGACCACACGGGCGGCGAAGTTGTTGCCGTAGAAGCTGTGCGGTACCGGGAGAGGCACGAAGCACACGAACGGCACACGGTCCACGCGCTGCTTGTCGAGGACCTTGCGGCCCGCGTACGTCACCTTCCACAGACGCGACACGCCTTCGCCATCCACGTCCAGGTGGGCGTAGAGTTCGTAGACGTCGATCTTGCGTCGATCGGGTGTGGACGCGTGGTTGTCGAGGCCGATGATCCCGGAGCCCTCGGTGGCATCGAAGCGTGCCGAGACCTCGGGCTCCACCTGGAGCCACAGGTCGTCGTTGCCCGCGAGTTCCTCGATGACCTTCTTCGGGTACCCTTGCTTGATGAGGTCGGACTGCGCGATCCGCGTCTTCCGGCCCACCACGTCCGCGTCCTTGATGGACTTGGCGCGGGCCGTGATCACGAACTCCTCGGGAGGCACGACCTCCAGGACCACCTGGGACGTGTCCACCTTGCGCGTCAGGACGCCCGAGAACAGACCATCGACGCCGCGGACCACGCTGTCGTAGTCCTCGATCTCCGGGTCGGCCAGGAGCGTCATGAACTCGTCCTCGGTGAGACCCGAGAACTCCTCCTCGATCGGCTCCTGGCGGCTTTGCCAGTAGGCCTGGACGATGCCAGCGCGAGCCGTGAGCCCGTCGTGGATCGCATCGTGGAACACACGGAAGCCGTCGTTCTGCCGGAACGCTACGAAGCTGGTGTACTCCGTGCATTGCTTGGCCTTGGCGACGTCGTCAGGCCCTTGAGCCGCGAAGCGCACCGGACGCTGGTTGCCCGAGAACGTCTCCAGGAGCGTGGCCTTCATGGTCTCGACGCTGTCGTAGACGTCCATCGAGACGTACTTGGAGTTCCCGGCGTGGATCGGGGCAGGCAGTTCCCCGTTGTAGTAGCGCGCGACCCGCTCCCGCTCTTGGGATAGCTTGGAGTCCGAGTACGTCACGCACGCAGCGACGCGGTGGTCGAGGAGCGCTGCAATCTCCTCGTCCCGCAACTTCTTGGCCATCGCTCCTCAGAGGTGGGCTCGGTGGCTACACCATGTCGGCGTACCAGCGGTCATTGTTGACGATGGGCACGAAGGCGCCCTTGTGGATGTGGTTGGCCAGGGAGAGCGCCATGACGGTGTCGTCGTGGCATCCCTCCTCGTGCTCCATCTTGCCGTTGTCCTTGACCACGAACGTCTGCATCTCGCGGAGCGTCGTGCGATCGAGGATCTCGATGGGGCCCTCGCGCATGGCAGCGCGGAGACTGTCGAGCACCAGGGGCTTGGTCCTGGCGTTCATCATGAAACCCAGCTTCGTGGTCTCGGTCTGGGTGATCTTGTCGAG